TCATTCCGCCACCCAACGTTCTTTATAGACATCATCTACTTTTTCTAATTGACCCGAATACACTAAAATGACTTTTATCCAATCAAGACTATTCCAAATTTCCTCTGGTCTACTCGTGTCGTCATGAGGATGTATTCTTTCACTCATTTCTTCTATTGCTTCATAATAATCAAAACTTTTAACATATGGTCTATCATCTCTAGGACCTGAAAGTAAATCACGTTGTTTAGGACTATAAATGTAATCAATACTTACTTCGCAGCAACAGCCTGCTGTCCAAACGCTAGTCCCCTTATCATCAAAGTTATCCGTCATCGTAACAACTGGTAAATCAGGGTTTTCGATAATTAAATCTGCCAATTTTTTCATTTCTTCTTTTTGTCGTTCATTTACTCGTTTCATTCCGCCACCTCCAACAAATCCGGATTTTCGTGTATGTTGCCGTAAATCTCAATCTCTCTCATGCTTCACCCTCCGCTTCACCAGCCGCTTATATAAACGTTACGTTCATTTTCGATACAGCCTACTTCTTCTATTTCCGAGTGATTCCATCCGATGGTTAGCAAAATCTCTGCATTAGCTGGAAGCTCTTTTAGTTTCTCTATTAACTCGGCTACTGTCATCATGCTTCACCCTCCACTTCCTCAACAGGTTCCTTAAGTAACCAGTATGCTTCACCTTTATTCATTGCTTTAATCTCTGATTCTGTGAATTGTGTTTTATACTCACTTGCTTCATCATTACTACCTACAAGTTTCTGATTATCATAATGAACATTTAGATAACCAGTTGCGTGGTCAATAAGTTGTACATAATAAAGCGGTTCTTTCTCGACTTCGTAGCCGTCCATCCACGCGCGGGCGAGTAGTTCTTGATTATCAGCTGATGAAATTAACCATCCGTACATTTCATCAGGCATACCTGCATTGCCATAATCTAACAAACAAGCTAAATCGTATTCTCTTTGTTCACAGTGATTTATCCAGTCATCGGCAAATCGCGGAACTACTACCAGTTCTGGTTCCTTTTCTTTTGCAATAAAACAATCTTTAGTAGCTATTATCTTGTCCTTAGAAACTTTCACTAAAGAGTTGCCTGTTCCAAACTCTTTACCGTTGTACCAACCACTTAACAATTCATTGCCTACAATTACGTGTACGTTTTCGCCTTCCTTAAATCTCATGCTTGTTCCTCCTTCATAAAAACTAACCAGTGCGTTTTAGAACGCTTATTACCGAAAAGCGGTTCAAAATCAATTATCTTTAAAATCTCGCTTAGCTTTATTTGGTCTTCGTTCCATTTGAAAATTAATATGCCATTTGGTTTCAAAACTCGCATACATTCTTCAAAACCCTTACTTATATCATCTCTCCAAGTTAGCAAATCCAACTTCCCATACTTCTTGGCCAACCATGATTTATCGCCAACTTTCACTAAATGCGGTGGATCCAAAACTACTAAGTGAAATGTATTGGTATCGAATGGCATACTCCTAAAGTCTGCTACAACATCAGGCTTTACAACTAATTTCCTACCGTCGCATAATTCCGTTTCTAATTCTCGATTATCCATAAAAGTGACGTTTTTATTTGTGCGATCGAACCAGAACATCCGACTACCGCAACAAGCGTCTAATATTTTCACGTCTGCACCTCGTCCCTCTCCGCTAACTTCGCTTTACCTTTTTTAAATTTCATTGTTTTCCTCCTTAATCTAATCCTTCATATAGACTTTTTGAAAAATCATTCTCATCTATGTTCTGAATACTATTGATTGCATCAACCAATTTCGCCTTTGTTTCGAGACAAGGCTTATAACCGTAACCTACGTACCTAATCATTCTTTCAAATGTCGATATCGGGAAATTAAGAGTATTGTCAACCACCAACCTTTTGAGATGTAAGTGTTCAAAAAATTGGGGATGAATTACTATCCGATGCTCCCCGTCAACAACGTATCGTGCTACTTTGGTAACAGTAAAGTCAAAGTTACTAATAACCTCTTCTGGTTCCCCAAAAACAGAGCGAACTAACTCTAATTGGGTTTTTGACGGAATGTGTATAAAGGCGACGACTTTACCAGTTTTATACACAAGTTTAATATGGTTTGCATCGCTAGCACATTTCTCGGTGTAATAATGAATTGCGTCATTTAGGTCTTTTTCGTTGCGGAAAAACATGTCAATATCCTTCACTTTTTCATGATTAAAAATATTTTTAAAACAGCCTCCCGCTATGAATCCATCGTGACCTTCTAGGAACTGGTCTAGGAAATTGATTTCGCGGTATTGTCGAGCTTCCTCATGTTTGTAAATCATAATTTTCTCCCCTTCTCAATTCTGCGTTTCGTTCCATCCCTAATCGAAATCCACCAATTCCAGCGAATAGATCTAAAAAGTTCACGTCTGCACCTCGTTTCTCTCCGCTAACTTCGCTTTACCTTTTTTAAATTTCATTGTTTTCCTCCTCCAAATCCTCTTCAAAATCCGCTTCCGTCAAAATATAATTAATCGCGCGATAGTATCTACGTTTTAAAAAGTCATTGCTAGCGTGAGTCTGCTCAATAGAATCTTTCAATTCTTCTAAAGTTCCTTGAAAACATCCAGTCGTCCAGATTTCCAGCTCTTTGATATACGTGATTTGATTGTTTTTTCTCGTAGTATTAATTTGTACAGCTATTACAGTTAGACTGACAACATCCCGCCAATTAATCCAATTTAAATTTGCATAACTTAAATTTGCACCATTTAAATCTGCATAACTTAAATCTGCATAACTTAAATTTGCACCTCTTAAATCTGCACCATTTAAATCTGCACCATTTAAATCTGCATAACTTAAATTTGCACCTCTTAAATCTGCAAGTCTTAAATTTGCAAATCTTAAATTTGTGTTTTTTAAGTCTGCATTACTTAAATCCGCTCTATCGCCACCTTCGTTGAACAGCCATTTCCCATGATTCTCTAATATGATGTCTAACTCTTCTTGTTTCATTCCGTTCCCTCCAATAATTCCGGATTTTCGTGTATGTTGCCGTAAAACTCAATCTCTCTCATGCTTCACCCTCCGCTTCCTTAACAGGTTCCCTAAGTAACCAATATGCTTCACCTTTATCCATTGCTTTTATTTCTTTTTCTGTGAATCTAGTTTTAAGCTCAGCAATTTGACCCCTACTATTTAAAAACTGCATTCCGTCATTTCGTACATTGAGATAGCCAGATATCCCTTGAATAAGTTGTACATAATAAAGCGGTTCTTTTTCGACTTCGTAGCCGTCAAGCCATGCGCGTGCAAATTTGTTGTATCTGTCTTCTCCCTCTTCTAGCCAGTCGCTCACCGTGTAGTTCATGCTCTCCCAGCTTTTGTCCATCGCAATGTATAACTGATCTCCGTTTGCCTTTTTCTGCTCAATCCAATCAGCTACGCATTGTGGAACTACTACCAACTCCGGTTCTTCAACTTTTACTACAGCTTTATCTGAAAATAACAAATCTACCGGAGAATCGCTTTGCTTAATAGCCAATATTTGCGTTTCGGGAAAAACTCCATTTATTTCTCCTACGCTTTTCTTATTTCTGTAAATAAATTCTACTCTGTCTCCTACTTTGAAATTCATGTTTGTTCCTCCGCCGCCGAATAAAGTTGTTTTAAAATATTATTTACAATATTTTTCTCTCTAGAATTCACTTCTTGTATTAACTCTGTTGCATCGTACGTGTTCTTTTCTAAAAAATAAGAATAGGTTGCATTTCTAACAACATCGCTGAGTTTTAAAGCATATTCTAAGTCATAAGGATGTAGACTTAAATTAGCTCTTTTCAAACATCCTTTTACATTTTCTACAGTTTTCTCTTTTGTATCAAAATAATCGTTGTGACTTTCTAGTATTAGCAGAAGTCCTTCATCGTGTTTTTTTGTCATGCTTGTTCCTCCTTCTTCACGCTTTGCCAAGGTTTAGACCATAAATCACAGATTCAAAACCATCATTTTCATGTATAATAAAATCATTCCCATCTGGTATTTCTACTATTGTTAACTTAGAATAAATTGGATTTGCTGCTTCACCAAAAATCTCAACAGTTCTTATCAAGTCTAAATCAGCTCTATTTGCCCCATCGAAGTCTAAGTCAATGTGCTCAAGAAAATCCCAGTTTTCTTCTAAACTTAGTTCCATTTTTGGCAACTCGTTTTTAAGATACCAAACACATTCAAATACATTAGACTTTTTATAACTTTTATCTATTTTCTTAAAGTGAAAAGTATCGTCCTTGCTCTCTGCTAAATAAGAGTGAACATCAATTCCTTTTACTTCGCAAAGATATAAATATGCTACATGTGATAATTCAAATCCACCAAAACATTTATTTAGAATAATTTTCATTTTTTCGCATCCTCCTTGAAAAGTCTTTGCTTAAGCCCTAGCACATACTTTCGTTCTACCGTCTCGCGTAAATTCAGATTAGCTCTATACTTAATTTCGTTAAACGTCATGTTTGTAACTGGTTTTGCGTGATCATAAATCGTTAAAGTTTTGTCTTTGAACATAGCAGGATTTCGCAAAATAAATTTATACATTTTTGTAATGTGATTATAGTGTCGAATTTCTGTCGGTTTCCCACCAAGCCTTGACACGTGCCAATAATATTTCCCCAAGAAATTTCATCCTTTCTAATCAACTCTAATTACTCTTAACCCCTTATCAGTCGTCCTCTTTTGATACGTAGGCGTAGCATAAAACAAAATCGTTTCACGCTTCACTTTCTGAAACTCCGCTAGTTCGTCTACTGTGCCGATTATTAGTACTTCGTCTGCTTTATAAAGTGCGTATTCTGTCATGTTCTCACTCCTAAATCTCACTTGATGCTTTAAAATAACAACTCTCATGCACAGCTTCAACTTGACCAGCATATTCATATGTTATTGTTTCTCTGCCCAAAATCTTTTCTCCGCAGATATGACATTTCATAAAGTAATACTCTTTCTGTTCTTTGTTATTCGGATAACTTATGTCTTCCGGTTCGTTATTCACGCCTGCACCTCTCTTTATCACTCATAATTCTTAATCTCTTCTAGCTTTTCAATCAGTTGTTCATGTGTTAAATTTCTAAGAACATCGTTTGTTACAGATGTGCTGTATTCCAGCTCCCAATTTTTGTCATTTATAAATTGAATAACCGCAAGTTCGACGCCAGGACCCATAAATTCTTTTATTACGCTAGCACCATAATCGTTATCAAATTTATAAATAGTTTGTTGAATTCCGAATTGGTCATTTTCTGCTTGCTCTAAAATGTGCTCGTTAATGTATTCTTTATACTCATTTGCAATTGTTTTCATGTGTGAACCTCATTCCTCAGTGTCGAAATCCATCGTCCCAGTAATCATCAACTATCATCGGATTTTCTACATTCATTCTCTATCACTCCTTGCAAGAAGCATTAATAGTAGTATCAAAGCAACAATCATTATTAATTCAGCCATTTAATATCAATCCGCCAATACTTACTAAAAACGCGATTAACACGGTCAAAGCTAAACAAAACAATGTGTATCTGTCTGATTTTTCAATATATTCATTTTCGTTTTCATCAATACTTACTAGTCCGAAAAATCGTAATAACTTCATTTAAAAACCTCATTTCAAGAATATTTTAATCCACGTCGCTACAATATATGTGACTGATAATAATGCTCCGATTTGGAAACAAAACAGAAATACTAGTAGCTTACTTTCATGTTCACTTATGAATTTCTTCATTCTCATTTCTCCGTTTCTATGTTATAATTAATTTAAATATTATTTCGTAACTCACAGTTTTAGTAAGCTCTAACTTACTATTTATAGCTGTGGGTTTTTCTTTTACCAATGCCGCTCAATCGAATTCGCGAATCTATGCTTGTACTTGGGTCTTTTCTTATATTTAATTTGATGATCTAAATGCCTTGATTGAAGTTCAACTAGCAAATATTTTCCAACCGATTTTGGAACGTAATTTGGGTCGTATTTTCGTATTTCAGCAAGTAGTATTTCGACTTCATCAATCATTTTCAGACCTCCTTATATACAAATTTTTTAATCAGCCAATCATTTGCTTTTACTGCATCGAATGCCCACGCTTCACGTTGATTCTTTGTAGCCCAGTTACTAAATTCTGCAAGCTCTGGAAAGTCTTTAATGTTATCTAACCACCATCCATAACTTCGTGGACTAGCTTGCGCAAAATCTTCTAACGTCCATACACCGTACAGGAAATTCACATGCCTGTTTTTATTTTTCACAGGACGACCCATTTTCTTATTCTCCTTTCTATTTTAATCAACATCTATTTCTAAAATTTCCGCAATTTCTTTTCTAACTTTCGATGCGTCTCTTTTGCCGTTTATGATATCTGATAAATAAGGATTGCTAATACCTAACATTTTTGCTAAATCAGATTGTTTCATATTTATTGCTTTTAGTTTTGCGTATACTGCAACCGCAAAACGCTGATGTTCTACTGACATGTTTTTGCTCCTTTCTTGTTTTGGTTTTCACGTGATATAATTATTTTTGATTGGAGGTGATTGCAGATGACTTTTTATGATTTTTTAATAACTTATTACCTTAGCGAAAATAGTCCTTTAGGCGATCTAGCTCATGATGTTCAACTAGATGGTAATTTCCCAACAGAAAGCAAAAGCGAAGATGAAATCAGGGATTATTTTTCTAATATTGGTACTCCTGGCTTCCAAGAGGCTTTAGATGAGGCGTTAAATTATTTTAGAAGACTATGACAATTCTTTTAACTTTGCTTAGGTCAATTTCCGGTGCTCCATACTTAGCTTTAATTTCATAATTTTTGTAAAGACCGACTTCAATTTGTTGAATGTTGGTTTTTTTTCTTTTTAAATATCTTTTGTTCACCTCTCCATCACTCCTTTCTATAATTTGTTTAATAATCTTATATGCTGCGCTCTCATTGATTAACAGTGGACTATTTTATCAGGATCTGTAAATTACAACTATCAATGAAATTATCGAAACTATAAGCGAACTACGTGTCAATACGAATGTTATGAAATCGTACCATTCTTCAATCTCTTCATTTGAGGGATATGGTCTTTTATTAAAGTTTGGTCTTTTAGGTATTTTCATTACATCATTCTCCTTTCTATCTTATTAGCTAATTATTTAGCGTAATGTTGACAAAAAGAACTCTATAGAGTACTATATAAACATAGCTAAACAAGCCTTATCAAAAGCCATTAATCGTTGGGGAACGAATTTTATATGGGGTTATTTGTTATCTTGTTTAGCTAAATAATTAGCTTATGAACATAGTATAGTACTCTTTAGAATAATAGTCAAGCGTTTTTTTATTCTTTTTCGTACTTTCATATGTTTCTTTGGAGGGAATATTGACATGACTACGTTTGAAAGGGTAAAAGTGTTAGCAGAAAAACAAAAAATATCTCTCAAAGAACTGGCATTAAAATTGAACATGGGAGAAAATGCTATTTACTCATGGAAAGTAAAAACACCTGGCGCTGACAAATTAAAAGCAGTAGCAGACTACTTCAACGTCTCTACCGATTATCTTTTAGGGCGTACTGACAATCCGCAAATTGACTCCGACATCCCGCCGGAAGCAGTAACTTTGGCGGCGCATATTGATCCATCCGCAACAGAAGAAGATATGAAAAAAATTCTTGAATATATTGATTTCATTCAACAAAAATATAAATAAGAAATGAGATGGATTTATGTGGTTAGATAAATACAGAGAGCGATATCCTGAACTAACTATCATTGAAGACAAAAATATGCAGGAAGTTCACAAAGGATTATATTATAATAGTAGAATATTCGTAAATCCTCGACAAAGTGATATTGAAATGCGTTGCACTTTAGCGGAGGAAATTGGACATCATAAATTGAGTGTTGGTAATATTGTTAATCAAAATACAGTTAATGATAGAAAACAAGAAAAACTTGCGAGAAATTGGGGTTATGAATCACTTATCCCTTTGCGTAAAATTATTGATGCTTATTATGAAGGATTCACTGATTACTACGAAGTTGCGGATTTTTTAGAAGTTACAGAAGAATTTTTAAAACATTCTATAGAATATTATAAAAGTAAATATGGTAACACTGTTGAGTGTAACGGATATGTTATCATTTTTAGAAGTAGTATACAGATTATTGCTTGTTAGGTATTTACACAAATGTGTTTATATAAAAATTTAATAAAGGGAGAATTGGGATGAAAAAATTATTATTGTTAGCAGGTTTATTAATTGTTTTTAGTTTTGGCCTAACAGCATGTGGAAATTCAGCTTATAACGAAAAAGAGGAAAGTAATGAAGAAAGCACTTCTACTCCAAATGAATCCGAGGATTTGGCCGAGGAAGCTCCAGCTGAAGATAACTATACAGATGAATCTTCGGAAACTGATGAAACAGGGTCTTTGAGTATTGGAGATGCAGAATCATTTAGTAATGAAGACGATGAAACCTCGGTGGATGTGATAATAAAAGATGCACAAAAGGTCACTCCTACTGCTGAAGATGAAAGCACCGGTAAATACTTTATTAAAGCCATAGTTGAATTTAAAAATACTGGAACAGAACCTTATACTGCTAACGCGGCAGAATTCTCAATATATGATGGAAACGATGAAAAAGGAGAAGTTTCTTCCAAAGATTTCATGCTAGAAGAAGTTGCACCTGGAAAATCCTATACCGGAAATGTATTTTTTGATGTGAAAAACGACGGACCATACGAAATTCATTTATATGATTCCTCATGGACATGGACCGGAGAACATAATTAAAAAAGGAGACTTGAAATGAGAAAGGGTTTTTTAATAGTTAATTTGTTACTCGCATTTGGCTTCGTGTTGGCTGCTTGTGGCAATGATGACGTAAAACAAAAGAACACAAATGAAACTGAAGAAAGCGAACAGACTAATGATTTGGTCAGTACAAAAAACTATACTATCAATGAGATTAATGAAAATGAAGAAACACAAGGCAAACACTTAGAGGTTGTTGTAAAAGATAAAATCTCAAAAAAACAATCTGACGAAATAGTTAATAAAGTAATTGACAAATACAAAAGCAAAGTAGATGCACTTTATGTAAACATGCATTACACTGAGGGCGCCTACTCAGCTATATTAAATGCCCGTCACTCTTACAATAAAAATGGGGTCAAAATAACAGGATTAAAAGAAGATAAGGCTGAAATTGAAATGAACAAAAATTTCAATAAAGATAGATAACACAAAAAAACGCCCTCCCCGCAAGAGATAAGCGTTTTCAAACACACACATAGGAGTATGCAAATATATTTTAACATAGTTTGCTGTACCCTTCAAAAGAACATACGTTCCAAATCAAAGAGGTGGTGCTATTAATGAAAATTAAAAAGTTAAAAAATGGAAAATACGCCGTTCGTTTGCGCATCAAAGTCGACGGTGAATGGAAAGAAAAGCGTTTGACAGATACAAGTGAAACAAACTTAATGTATAAAGCGTCTAAATTATTAAAACAAGCTGAACATGATAGTAATTCACTAAAAGAATGGAATTTCAAAGAATTCTATTCGCTATTTATGAAAACTTTCAAAGAAAATAAAAGTAGTCAATCAACAATTAACTTGTATGACTTAGCTTATAATCAGTTCGTTAATTATTTCGACGAAAAAATAAAGTTAAATTCAATTGACGCTGTTAAATATCAGCAATTTATTAATCATTTAGCATTAGATTACGCTGTCGCTACTGTAGACACCCGGCACCGCAAAATTAGAGCGATTTTTAATAAAGCTGTCCATTTAGGCTACATGAAGAAAAACCCAGCCATAGGCGCTCATATAAGCGGACATGATGTGGCAAAAACAAAAGCACAATTTATGGAAACCGACAAGGTTCATTTACTATTAGAAGAACTTGCAAATTTTCATTCGATATCAAGAACAGTTATATTTTTAGCGGTACAAACAGGAATGCGTTTCGAAGAAATTATTGCACTAACAAAGAAAGACATCAATTTCACTAAACGTTCTATATCAGTGAACAAAGCGTGGGATTATAAGTACACTAATACATTCATTGATACCAAGACAAAAAAATCACGTGTGATTTATATTGATAACTCTACTGTTCAATATTTACAGTCTTATCTTACATGGCATACTGATTATATGAAAGAACATGATATACAGAATCCGTTGATGTTATTATTCATCACTTACCACAATAAGCCCATTGACAACGCGTCATGTAATAAAGCTTTGAAGAAGATATGTAATACAATTAATTCTGAACCAGTGACATTACACAAGCTACGACATACGCACACAGGCTTATGTGTAGAAGCTGGCATGGATATTATATATGTAGCTGATAGACTTGGTCATGATGATATTAATACAACCTTGAAATACTATAGTCATCTAAGTTCTAATTTGCGTCAATATAATCAGTCCAAAGTAGATGCTTTTTTCACACTAAAAACAGATGAAAATACCACAAATTTTGCCACAAATACCACAAAAATGCCGGAATAA